CATCAAGAAAATATGTAGGATCTTTAATTTCTGGTTCTGGTACTGTTGATCTTCTTTACACAGCAACATCTGGAGATGATACTGCTGAAATTATTTCAGATGTATTAACAACAGAGGATGCTGGCGATGCTACATTTAATCTCTTCTTAGACACATCAGGCAGTAAAAAGTTAAATTTTAACGGAATTATTACAGGAACTTCATTTAGTTCTACTGTTGGAGATATTTCTACAGTATCAGTTAGTTTTGTGACAACTG